CGTACCTTCTCGATGATTTCTTCTCGTTGGCTACCGGTTAGTACATCTAATAGAATTTCACTTAAGAAGTCTTGTACAAACTTCGGAGTGTCACTGCGCTTAAGGTCAAGGCCCATAGCTTTAACTTTACCTGGCTTGCCATCTACGTCAAGTCGTTTGTTTTCTAGGTCATAAATTAATACAGCATAACGCTTCTTCTTAATGAACAAGCCCTTCTCTGCAACTAGTTCACGACCACCTTTAATAATGGCACCCATCTCACGTGGACAGTGACATGCACGTTCCATAAAGCCCGGGAACGATTCGTTTACTTGATCAGCAATACTGTCGTAGACTTGGAGACAAATGTCTTTGTTCCATTCCATGTTTCCTGCTTCTACTTCTTTTTTGATCGTCGGCCACGCACTAAAGTATACTGAGTCTGTGTCACCGTAGATAATCGATTCACCAACGTGGTCGTATGACCCAGTAATTGCTTCGTTAACGAATGCGTCCATGTGCTTTGCGATGATCCGGCCAGTAAGCGTAGTGCTCTGGCCAATACGCTGATCGAAGAAGCGGCACCCTGGGTTAAGGATCGCCCCGTAGAGCGAATTGAGGTTAATCTTTTTAACGAGTTGCCGTTTGTCCCAGAACGCTTTGTCTTCCTCAGTTTCTGCGGTCTTCTTTTTAGCTTGCATTTCTTTTCGTTCTGCATACCATCTTTCTAAAAGTCCAGGGACAATACCCTTCATGTTGTACTTAAATAACGTACCATTGGCACTTAATGTCCATGGTTGGTTACCTTCAAACACTAAACTCCACACTTCTGCTGCGGTATGGGTAGTACAGTTACCATCTTCCCAGTCAATGACAATTTCAGTACCAAGTTGTCCTTCCATTACCGCTTGGTATTCGAGTGTACCAAACATATTTTCCCATGCGTCAGCAAAACTGCAACCTGTTGCCATTTTGTCTGCGATGTATTGGTCGGTCATTACCGGTCTGAGTTGTCCAACAATTGTTTCCGGCCCCATGTTAAGGGCACGAATAGCCGAGGGATAGAGCGAGTTGATGTCAATTGCTCCGATATATTCGTGCATCCCTTTTTTGGGATAAGCAACATAGGCACCTGCGGCTTGTGTGTTCTCTGAATCATCTCTACCCTTTCGATTTGGTACAATCATACCACGTGCATGTGCTTCATTAATGATAGCTTGCTCTGTTACAGCAACCGCACCCATTGTGGTTTGTAACAACACAGTATTATCGTGAGCAAGTTCGTTTGCTAAGTCTAGGAAACGTAGTTTCTTGTCTAGTTTAGCAATCAGCATGGTATCTTGTCTGTTATAGTCGATGAACTTTGGAAAGTCCTTGTTGTAAAGTTGATCCAGTGTGCCTTCGTAAGCAACTTTACGCTCATCAAGTTCATATTCGCCAATGGCGTCTAGACTATAACTATGGCGTTCTTCATATGTGTACTTGCGGTATAGTTGCATGTAATCCATATGAACACGACCAATCAAATCGAATGTGATGTTCTTTGCACCAAAACGTTCAAACTCACGTTGCTTTGGTTGTTGTCCCCATAAACAGAATCTACGAGTATCATCGCGGCTCAGTACTTTGATAATACGCATAACAGTATACGGAATATCAAAACCTTCTGAGTTCCAACCAGTTAAAATGTCTGCGTCATCAATTAAGTCAAGGAATGTATTGAGCATGTCTTCTTCACGCTCAAACAAGAAACAGTTTTCATACTGATCACAAATCTCTTGCGCTGACTCCCACGAGTATGTCTTTGGCGGAACCACTAACGTAACTAACTTATCTAGCCAGTCTAAGTAAACTGATATGGCAGTAATGGGATTAAACGGATCTTCGGGTCGACTATAACCTTTAACTGGATCAAAGTCGACCTCAATGTCCCAAAACGCTGTTTGTAGTTTAGGAGATGTTGCACCTAAGTAGTTAGTCTCTAGGCAACGGAAGATTGGATTGATATCACTTTCCCACAACCGCTTGCCGCTGTTAATGCGAAGTTCTTTTTGATATTCTTTATTGTTTCGGGTACTAAAACGATTTACAGGTGTGCCGTAAATTGTGCGGAACTTGCCGCGGGGGTCATCGTAGTAAAAAATGTAATCTGCTGGGTATTCGCGATACACCCTTTGACCATTAACACGTTCAACAACGTGGATACGATCTTTTGCTCTATCGTAGAGAGCATCGATATAACTCATTGGGCCTCACCTCTGATCCTTGCTACATCTTCTTGTACATGGGTTTTAATAGCACAGGCTCTAATGCAGCCATTTGGGTGAACGCAGTCTTCGCACTGCTCGCAAATTTCGATGAGATCTTCATCTTCGAAATAATTTCGATTACTCATATATTCTCCTGTGTGTAATTTAGAGCTTACACTCACTCTACCTGCCGTTTAGAGTCCGGCGAGACTATAAAATATTTAGTTAGCGTCTAAGTCAATGTGATTATACTTGTCCATTGCATCAGAGTGCAACTTAATATCGGGTTCTAAAAAGTTTTTTACTAACTTCTGGTAATCTTGATCGTACTTTAATTTTAACTCATTGATGCGTTTGTATATAAACTGTTTCTTTCCGTCGGCAACATTAAGTCTACTAGTATCATCGTATTGTAGGTTAAGATTGTGTTGCTTAAAGAAACGATTTGTTAGAAACGTACCATCGAAGTGACGATGCTTATAGTCTAGTGGAATCCAATGCACCTTGTTAACTAAGTGTGGAATCATCATATGTATACTGTAGCAGTGTTCATCAAAAACTCCGCTTACAAGTAAATGAGACAATTCATGATTAATTAACGGGACTTGGTTGGTATTGATTAGATACTGTGCAAGTCCTTTTGTGTGTCTTTGATTAGGCTCACTAATGTGTCCAAAGAATATAGTATTATCTATATCTAGGTCGTTAAAGAATAAGTCAGTCTTTGTCCAGCCATTAGACTCAAAGAACGCACCATATGTAGAGCACCCGTTCTTGGGTACTTTAATGTAGGCAAACTTATCCTTAACGTAACAATACATTACAGCCACCAACGCACTAGCGCCGTGAAATCAATAATGAACAAAAGAAGGTAATTAGCCAACATCCCAAAGGAACCCCTACTATAAGCACACCCAGAGTATATAGCAGTACTGGCAACCCAAGGAATGTAAAGATACTTGAGAGGTGGCTCTGGAACGGTGATAGCCATAGTGAGAGCGCAACCAATACTAACAATCCAAGCAACGACCTCAAAACAAAAACGAATTCTATTACTTTTGAAGTCATTGCGGATCCAATCCCATATACCTAGTAAATGGTCATTCATTACAGAGTTTTGCCAACAGTTTCAAGAATAGTGTTTAGCTCGTCGTTGTCGCGATTGTTTTCGCCGAGCTTGGCTTTATGTGCAATGCGAATTGCCTTCTTTAGAACACCCGGTTTAATCTCGAGTTCTTCGGCGATTGCTTTAACAGTGTCGCTTAGTCCTGCGTTAAGGTCTTCAACTTCTTGCATAACACGCATGCCTTCGTTGATAAGTTGAGTAAGTTTAATTTTAGCATCGCCGTTAAAGCTGCGGTTGTAATCAGATTGATCAGTCATGTTATTCTCCTAAAAATGTATTGTAGTAAATGTAGTTGACTAATGTCAACCTTTAAAATCTTCAAGTTTCTGTCTACATAGTTCGACTAGTTCTGGATGCTCGTTATCATGATACCCGTACCAGTCGTTACCGATCAAGAATGGTTTACGCACTTCATAATAATAGCTATGGTCGTAAATTGGTATAGACGTAACTTTTGTTTTTTGCTGCAAGTACGAGTCATTACCATCAAAGTTATGGATGTATTCTTTGATGTCTCGTTTGTGCGATGTTATGTCGGTACCGCGAATATGATTACGCAGGTTACTATAACTCCACAATTGGAAACGTTCTGTTGCATAGAATGTGTTAGCCACAAAGAACTCTAATTGTTCTCGAGTAAGTCTTTCAGTTTCTGCGGCACCGGCTTTACGACGAAGCAACGATCTCCAGATACTAAACTCCCATTTGAAGTTCATGTAGTGCCACCACCACCAATCAGAGATAGTTTCCACCCCGTCGGGGTTAACTTCGAGTAAGTTCTTTGTGATTTTTTGCACGTACCAAGTCTGAAACCCGTGACATGCATATTTGTTAATTGATAACTCGCCGTATCTATATATAGGTTCAGTGATTAACCTAGTATTAAACCTAAAAGGCTTTAAATGTATACCTTCGGTTATATAAGATCTATACATAGAAAAACTTGGCCCAAATAGCGCATCTGCAGGATCGCCGTTAAGGTTAATACAGGTATCTAAAGTATTACTATTAATACAATATTCTAGATACGATATGCATTTTAGTTTCTTGTAAATGTATTTTTCAAAGAATACAGGGTTTTCGATAATACACTCACCACTAAGAACAATAGTAATGTTATCTAAGTCTTGTGGCGATAAATTTTTAAGAAATGCAGTTAGTACAGCGGTGCTATCAATACCACCACTCCACATAATCATAATTTTTCTGTTTGTTTGCTTTGCGATGTTGTTAAGTTCAATGGCACGTTCGTCCATAATATCACTTAGCTTATCGGGAATAACCCGTAACGTTGGCATTGCAAACATTGGATCTACAGATGTACTCCACGGAGTATTAAAACGCCCAGTGCGAGCTTTTAAATCTGTGACTGCAGGTACAGCAAATCGGGTAATGTTCCAAAACCGTCCAAATCTATTATTAATGGGTACGTTTCTTACGTTTATGACCCTACTATTTTGTAAAATGTCTTCGTAATTCATGAAGTTGAGTTTAAAAAGGTCATAAGTGCATGATTAAGTTGTTCATACACATAGTAATCGTCGTGAGGGGGATTCTTGGTTGTGTCCCGAAATTCTTGCTTAATGGTATCTAAGTCTTGTAGATAGTCTAACTTGTGGAGTGCTTGGAAGATATACGATTTGTGCTGCGGCACAGCACCCATCCATCCGTCGAGTTCTGTTAGTTCTTGGTCCACTAAGTCAGGAACAATTGTGTCTTTAGGGTGAATTAACGTGTAGAATTCTCTAACCGACTTTAATGTGTCTTTGAGACCGTCGTTATTACGTATAATTGATAAGTTTGCGATGTTTGCTTCTTCAGAGTCAAATATTGATTTGACAAATGCCACCTTATGATGTAGCTCAAGTTGTTCGGGCTGAATAACTACATTATCACGCCATGCAACTACATCAAACAACGTTGAGCTGGACATTAGCAACTGTATAATCTTTAATTTGCGATACTCAGAATCCGCAAATACTAATTTTTTAGAGGTGGTGACTAATGCCCAAGTGAAATTCATAGTAGAATTATAGCGTCATTGAATGTGAATGTAAATGCTCACTTTACTCAGAGAATGGCGTTTATCTGAGATTCGGCAGCAGCCGCCGACACCTTCGTAACTAAGTACGGTCCTAAGGTAGGTGTTACTTTAAGCTGGCACGTAGCATCCAACCGTGTTTGCGGTGTGCATCCATGCGTTCAGCTAGGAAATTTGAAAAACCATGCTCGCCTGCTTGTTCAGCATAATCGTATGCCATCTTTAGAGTAACAAGCATCTTTTCATTATCTTCGTGTAGTGTTGATACCATTTGATCAACAGGTAACACATCAACTGTGTCGTCAATTTGACTTAACATACTAAAGCGAGTATATGATCCTGGCATGTAACTGCCAATGGAACGAATCTTTTCAGCAAAGTCATCAATACTGCCGTACACTTCTTCGTAGATTTTACCAAATAGATCATGGTATTGTAGGAATACCGGGCCCTCTACGTTCCAGTGGAAGTTGTGGGCCTTTAAGTAAAAACTAAATTCACTAGCGAATGCTACTTTTGCTGCTTCTGCTAAATTCATTTGATATCGTATCCTGCTCGTTTCATGCTAGCTAGCATATCTTCCACGTCCTCATGGATTGGACTTGTAGAATCTGTGCCGGCAGTTTGCATAATGTCTTCATCTTTCTGGTACTTCTTCATATCGTTGTCAAGCTCTTTCTTAGTAGCTTGAACAATACCATGAAAACGTTTATCTGCTTGCTTGTACTTACCAGCTTTATCTAAGTCACGTGCAGAAATGCCAGATGCTTTCTTGTAACGGCCCAATAGTTCGTTACTTAATTCACTTAGTTGTTCTTGGTCATTGGTGTCTTCGCCCATGTGCTTGAAGTATTGTACTTGACGCTCACGCTTTTCTGCGCCAGCTTTGGTAGGATACTTGCCTAGATTCTTATTACCGTGTTTGCTCTTTAGTTCGTATCCGCCGCTAACTTTAACAATGTGTTCGTTAAACGGTACTTCTTTAACGTCAATTACTTTAGCCATGCTAGCATGTTGTTTAAACTTCTCAACAGCAACTTTGGCGCTTTGTGCTTTAACACGGAAACGTTTTGTGCCACCTTCTGCTAGTTCAGCGGTAATGATAAATGCCTTATTAAGACTTGCAGCAGCCAATAGGCCACTAATATCACTTTCTTCAAGTGTTGGGCTTGCACCAGTTAAGTGTACAGACCACTTCTTACCGGTTTGTGCAGACTTTTTATCTGCCCAAGTCTTCATGCTTTGTAGGAATTGCCATTCTTCGCGGCTATCAGCATAACCACGGCCCGGGAACACTTTCCAAGGTTTACCATTGATAACAACTTGAATGTTATTGCGTTCGTGTGCTAACTCATGGCGTAGTTCGTTGCGTTTAAAATTGCTAACTTCTGCAACACCTTGCTTGTCATCTTTAGGAACAGGCTTGCCTGCCCACTTTTTAAGAGCTTGGTGTCCACGCTTGGAGTCTTTAACCTTCTGAGCTAGCACTGGATCTTGTTTCAACATCCAGCCTGGCTTGGCACCTGTTGCGCCTTCACCAAACTCTTCATCGTCGTCTTGCAGTTCACCTGCAATGATTGCTTCAACTGTTGCAATTTGACGATTATAGATGTTTACTAGATATTTAATTTCCATATCGTCGTAAGCATCGCTACCGTCGTACCAGACTTCTTCAATTTCTTCCGCCGCAGAATGTGTCAATGGCTGATCGAGTGCAAGGATCTGTTTTTCTAATGTGTTGGCAATAGGTGCATACTTACGCACAACCTGTTGCCATTGTTTGCTGGCAGCAAACTCTGGGAATTGTGCAGCACAACCTTCTTCGGGATCAAAGTCCTGGAATAGGTTTAGTGCTAGTACATCCTTAACTGGCATGCCACCTTTAACCAAGTATTCGTTTACTTGTTGTTCCGCCACACCTTGCGATTCTGCCATCTCTACAAAGTGAGCACCGTCTCCATTTAACTGAATAATTTCATCAATGAACTCTTTAGCATAATCAATAAAATCATCATAATCGGTGACATTTGACATTTCTGTCTTTCTGTATACAGTACCGTCTAAGTAATATTCTACATCAGTGAATTCGCCGGGGTATAGTATTACTTTACCTGTTCGCATTTTGCCCTTGTCGTAGAATACAAAGGTGGATTCCATTCCCCCTTCTTCATCATCACCATCGCCACCTATTGAAAGCTCGTTTAAGGAGC